GAGGACCAGTTGTTTGAAATACATATCTTATTTTCCATTGTTCATATATACTTTTATTATTTTTATCTTCTATTTGTGTAGGTATATAGATCAAGTAATTTAATAAATGAAAATTTTTAGGTTTAACTGTCGATATTACTTCAATATCCATAACAGTTTTATCACAATTATATTGTGGAGTTGAATAATAATGTGATACAAATATTTTATCTGGTTGATTTATTATAAAATCAAAATTATCAATATTAGGTATTACATCTAAATCTGAATATAATCCTCCATATTCAAATAATATTAAAAATCTTATTATATCAACTTTCATAATTTTATATCTAACATTATGATAATATTTTTTAACAAACTCATATTTATCAACTAATTCATCACAATCATTTTTATTCCATAATTTATATTTATAATTATTTTTATCACATATTTCTTTATATTTTAAATGACTTTCCATAAATAATTCATTAGAAGATAAAGGTTTTCCATCATCATAGACACCATACACTTGGTGCACGGTGAAATTGTTCATTTGATATTATGTGATACATTTTTATTTTTCATCATTATTTTCATCCATTTTATTAAAATCAATTGTTTCTTCTTTAATTTTTTCTTCTAAATCTTTAGTATCTCCCATTGGTATTTTCATTTGATTATCCTCAAATATTACTTCTTCAAATGACTTAAGTGCCTTCCCATCGTATACTTTCAAATATAAAAATGAATAAGGTGTTGAAGTAGCATATTTATATAATTCTAAAAAGTTTTTTTCACCTCCATAAACTCCTGACCATTCTTCAATCACACCTTGTAATTGTTTATTATTCGTCTGACGATGCACTATTACATCAGTAGAATTATTACGAATTATTGTATCTACTGATTTTAAATTCTGTGTAAATATTCCTAATAATCCTATATTTAGATGTCTGTATCGTGTACATAAGAAGCTAATCTCGGAGTTCCTCTTCATATTCTTAGATAATATATCATCGAGAAAAAGTGCTGTGAATCTCATTTCATCTCTTTCACCTGAATCTTTTTGTTGTTGAATAAATTGTGTAATCATTCCATCTGAATAATGGTCATAAACATCACAAGCCTTTTTTATGAATCTTGCTGATGGATCATTATTTATTGTGTTACTCATAACAACAATATTATCAAAATATTTTTGAGCATCATAAAATCCTTCTTCTTCTGTTCTAAATATTAAATTATTTAATAATGTGGTTTTTCCTGATCTGACTGCACCAATTCCCAAAAGTAAACTCGGACATTGTGGGATATTAGGATGAACTGGTTTTATTCTTGGATTAGGAACATCTGCTTGGACTGGTATAATTTTAGGCATTTATATAAATTAAATATATAAATTATTATTATTAAATTATTAAAATTTATTAAATTATAGAATTTTTTTAGAAATAATAGATATAAAATAGAAATGGAAATGCCGAAAATTGTTCCGAGTGAAGAACCACACGAAGTGACAATGGATGTTGAAGATATTAATGATGAAGAAGATGAGGAACCTATGCCTGTTGTACAAGAGAAAGAATATGTTGTTCCTGATGAAGTATTTAAGAAGGCAGAAGAATATGAAAAACATGTTGAAACTCCAGTTGTTAAAAAGGTTAAAAGAACAAGAACTATGACACCTCAAGCATTAGAAAAATTAGCATTAGCAAGGAAAAAAGCAAATGAAACAAGAAAAAGAAATAAAGAGTTAAGAGAAAAAGGTGAAATGAAAACAAGAACACAACTAAAACAAGAAAAAGAGAAAGAATTAGAAGAGAAAAAAAGACCAGTTATAAATAATGTTACTAATGAATATAAAACAATAAATAATAATATTACTCATGAGGATATTGAAAAAATATCACAAGAAGCAACTGCAAAAGCATTATTAGTTTATGAAGAAAAAAGACAACAAAGAAAAGCAGAAAAAAAAGCAAGGTTAGAAGAGCAGAAGAAAAAAGAAGAAATGAATAAAACTATTAATCTTGCTATGGTAGGAGGTATGATTGATTTCGGTGGTGGATACAAAAAAAAGAAAAATTCAATATTTGGATAATTGGATTTACTAAAATTGTATAACTAAACATCACGAAAAAATTCATTTTAAAATCGGATTAATCTCAAATGAATTTTTCGACACCTTTTAGCTATACAATTTTAGTAAATTCTAAAAGTTATTATTTTTTTCATATTTTAGCTATACAATTTTAGTAAATTAGATATTTTTAATAATTATTAATATTGTATAATTATCTATATTTATAATAAATAATGGAGGAAATAACATTATTAGATTGTAATCATTTAACTTCTGCTGAATACAGAGGTGGTAATTTAAATTCTAATGCTTTTTATACAAATAAATTAGGTGAAGGTATTAAAGTAAATCAAGGTGATAAAGTATCAGTTCATCAAACATATATATCAGAAGTTGGATCAGATGATAATGCTATTCAAATAACAAATAAATTTATAAAGAAAAGAAATATCACATATACACAACAAACACCAGCAAATTATTTACAATATCCTGATAATGATTTTATATTAGGATATAAATCTATATCGGCAAGTAATATTACAGAAGAAATAGAATTAACTGAAAATAAAGCACCTATATTATATAATTATTATATCACAAATCATGGAGAAATAGCATATCATCTTCCAAGAAGATTTGTTTATTTAGATGGTGTTGCTCCTGATTGGAATGAACAAAGAGATGAAATAAGCCAAGGAAAAATATATGGGGATACATGTTTATTCACATCAGTTGGATCAAGTTTTAATCGTGATTTAATGTCTGCATTTTATTGTGATGAAGATTATTTTTTATTTCAAACAGGATTAGAAAGTGCTTCAGGATCTAATCATATAAAAGGAATAAGTAATAATTCACGATTTAAAATATTTACTCAAACAGATACTCGATATGCTGATGTTGGTGGTGATGATTTAATATCAGAATCATTAACAAGTCCAGCAGGATTAGATTATATAGAATATATTGAAAAATTAGATATAGAATTAGATTCAGGTTTTAAATCACCTGAATCAATAGCATCATCAATAACAAGTACATTAAGGAAACAATCACAACCACAAATAAATAAATTATATTCAACTGCATTAAATAATGCTACAATATATAATCAAACATATAGACATTTAAATACAGAAATAAATTCACCAACATATCATTCATTTCCAGCATGTTCTGAATTTTCTAATTCATCATTAACTTATAGTGTATGGGATACATCAACAAGTGATGATGATACTGCTTTATCTTGGTTAGCATCACATCAATTTATAGGAATAAAAAGACCTGAATTATGGAAAGCTGGAAGAGAATTTAATAAATTTTATTTAGAATATTTACAATCAGTATCTCCAACATCATATCCAAATATTTTGTATACAGCATTTCCAATAGCAAGAACTTTAAATGCTTCTCAATTTTCTCGTGATGCTACTGGTGATAATATACATACAATAATATTTCCTGTATTTTGGAGTGATAAAGAATTTATGAATAAAATGAATAATATTTTTAATGAACAAGCAAAACATCCTGAATTATTTGATAATAAATTTAATCAATATTTTTCATATACAAATGTTAATAATTCAAGATTTTTACATTTAAATGTAAGAAGAGATAGTGTTAGACGAGCAGTTGATCCAGTATATGAATTACAACTTGGAACAGATTATCTTAAAACAAATGGTTCTACTCCATATATGAATTCATGTCCAATATTTTTTGATTTTAATCCTACATATAAAAATATACAATCAGAAGGAAATAGTTGGGAAGAAGGATATTCTTATGGTGTATTTAAAAGAGTTGATTTTAATGGTTTTTCATATGTAGCTGTTACAACTTCACATTTAGGAATAATTGAAGATACTAATTTAAATGCTTCATTTACAACAATTCCAAATTGTTTATTTTTATTAAATGATGGAACAACAAATGGATCTGATATCGATGCTTATACAAGATTAGGTTGGGATTCACATTTTTTATCATATGGAAATGTATGTGTAGGATTAAATGCTGGTTGGGCTTCACAATATCCTCAATTAGAACCTGCTGATGCTTTATATCAAAGAAATATTCAACTTCCAACTGCTTATGATAATACATATTTACAATCACATGAGTTAGTGCAAAAAGTTTATTTAGGAGCAAATGAACCATTGATTGAATATAATACTACATCAAATAGATTTGAGATAAGTAATTTACATACAGCAGAAAGAGTTCAGAATAGATGGTGTGCAGGTGCTATTGTTTCAGGAGTAGAAATAAAATCATTTGAAACAGCAGGAGAAAGAGTTTATAAAATAAATAAAAGATTAAATAATAATTCATGGAATCCTGATATGTTGCCTTATGGAGCAAATAATCATACATTAAAAATAAATGGTCAAGATTATGAAACAGATTTTTTAAATCCTAATTTAAGTGCTTGGACTATATATGATCAGTATTCAGGAATAATTATAAATGATTTTGGTTATGATGAAAATAGTTGGGATAAAGGTTTTTGGAATAATTTAGGTTTTGATTATAACCAATTTAATGCTATTGAAACATCTTCTAATGATATAACAACAAGAGTTGGAAATGATAATATTAATGCTCTTCCTTATGCTTTCACAAATGCTGATGTAGGACAATTATCAACAATGGATTTTGTTACAAATGCTTATGGTTATGGGATGTATAATTTACAATTGCCTTGTACAGTTGTATTTAATGATATAAATACTGGAGCAGATCAATCAAATTATTTCAGAGAAGATAGATATTTTGAACAATATCCAGCAATAACAGAATCAGCAACATCAGTAAAATTACAAGCACCAAGATTGCCGAGAAAATTACAATCACCTTATTTTTGTATACGGTCTGATATATTAGACCATTCATTATATTTAGGTGGATATGATAGTGGAACAAATCATCCAATAATTGCTACAGTTCCTAAATCAAATGATTATGGTGATTATTTTGTATCACTTGATTCAACATTAGAATTTGTATTTACAAGAGCAAAAACAATAACAGAAATAAAAACATCAATACATAATCCTGATATGACTTTAGCAAATGTTGATGAAGCCAGTTCAGTAATTTATAAAATAACAAAAAATATTCCTGATACTAGATTTAACATTATTCAACAAGTTTTATCACAAAATAAAAAATCTGCTAAAATATAAAAAAAATAATTATATATATAAATGGTTGAAAAAACAAAAATAAAATATAAAGGGGAAGAGAAAATGGTTCCTAAAACTTATGTAGAAGGTCTGAAGGGTTATGAGAGGAGGAAGCAAATAAAAAGTATATTTGAGAATAAACCTCGTCCGAAAGTAAAAGGATTTGAATCAAAAAGATCTTCATGGGTTAAAAAGTTTGAAGATAAATATGGAACAAAAATAACAGATAAAGATTTTATCACAAAAAATATTATTTCAGAAACTGGTAGAGAAAAAATAATTAACAAAGGTAAAGGAGCTTTTTTCAGTTCAGGATCTCGTCCCAATCAAACACCATTTTCATGGGGATTATCTCGTTTAGCATCTGTAATAATGGGAGGACCAGCAAGAAAGGTAGATCAAAAAATATGGGATGAGTATAAAATAAAAAAAAAAATAAATGATAAATATATGGCTTCATTTCATACAAAAACTTTTTCAAAACACGATGATTATATGACACCAAAATATGCTTGGGAAAATATACAACAATTTATTCCAAAAGATAAAGTTATATGGGAAGCATTTTATGGGGATGGGCAATCAGGAAAAGATTTAGAAGATTTAGGATTTAATGTTATTCATAAAGATGAAGATTTTTATGAAAATAATTTTGGAGATATTATAATAAGTAATCCACCATTTTCAGATGTAAAAAATATAATGCCGAGATTAAAAGAATTAGATAAACCTTTTATTTTAATTATGCCTTGTAGTAAAATATGTACATCATATATGAGAGAATATTTTAAAGATGATAAAAGATTACAAATAATAATTCCAAGAAAAAGAATTCATTTTTCTAAACAAATAAATGGAGTAGTTCCTGAAAACTGGAAAAATCAATGTAATTTTGATTGTTTTTATTATTGTTATAAAATGAATTTAGAAAAAGATATAACATGGTTAGAATAAAATATATTATATAATAAATGTATGATGAAATAGTTGAAATAAATATGACTATATATCGTGGAATTAAATATGTGATGGAATGTGTAGATCTTTTATACAATCTAACTCGTGCATAGATAATTTAGAAGGCATATTTTTATTAGTAGTATTAAATTTTTCTGACATTTTTAATATCCAATAAGTTTCTCTTTTTTCTAATTCTTTTTTTGTTTCACAAGGATATTCTTCTAATAAATGAATATTATAATCACCATTAAATATTACTTCTGCTGAACCTCTAAAATTTCGTGGTTTATTATTTAATCCCATAAAACCTCTGTAATCTGTTTCATGTTTACTTAATCTAACATTTAATGGTTGAATAGTATGTCCAATATAAACATCTTTAGAAATATTATCTTTAATACAATAAATTTTTCCACTTGAGTAATCATATTTTGTCATATTATATATATAAGACAGAAAATAATTTTCATAAATTAAACTAATCGAATGAGATTTTGAATGTTCCTCGTTTAAAATTAAATCCAATATTAGAACTTTTTTTAATTTCTTCTTTTTGATCTAATAAATCTTTAGTTTCATCAGTTAATGTACACATAATATTTTTATCATATTTTTCATTAATAAAATTTATTGCTCTTCTAACTGAACTAATATCTCCATATTGTGATATAAATTCAGCATCATCAATAACCTCTTGAATATTATTATATAATGATCTATCTATATTATATCCATTTTTATGTAAAGCAATAATTTTTTTAGCTTTAATAATTATATCATTTTTTTCTTTAATTGATAATGTTTTAACTGGATTTTCATTTTCTAAAAATGATAAATCATAATCATCCCAATAATTATATAATATTTTAACAATATCATATCTAGTTAATTTTAAATCTATATCAGGGATATTAAAATCTTGAATAACTTTAACTAAATCTTTTTTAGAATAAGAATCATGTATCCTCATTTATTATTATATACTAATAAAAAAAATATTAATAATATACATAATGAAAGTTGTGATAAAAAAATCTGATAAAGCAGGTAAGAAATTAATGGCTACATTCACAAAAGATAATGGTAGAACTAAAACAACATATTTTGGAAGTGCTGGGATGGATGACTATACATTAACAAAAGATAAAGAACAAAGGGCAAGATATAGACAAAGACATAAAAAAGATTTACAAACTAAAGATCCAACAAGAGCAGGATATTTATCATATTATATATTATGGGGTGATTCAACAAGTAGACAAGAAAATATTAGAAGTTATAAAAAGAGATTTAATTTATCATAAATAATATGAATAAAAAAATAATAAATAATTTAGATATATTTTTATGTATATTAAATATAAAAATGGATTATAATTCTAATGTTTTAAATCTTAATAGACAAATAGAACAACTTAATCTTGAGAGTAGATTAAAACAAGAACAAAAAGTTTCTGAAGCAAGGGCAAATGTGGAAGCATTAAAAAAAGGAGAACCAGTAGAAGAAACACAAACAGCAGGTGAAACAGCATTTGGAATTGTTGCAGGTAAAGGAAAACCTCTTGAAGCAGTAGGAAAAGTGATAAAAGGAGCTCCAAAAGCAATTGATGAAGGATTAAATATTGCTTCAGACCTTATAGATCCAAGTGATTCAGTTTTTAGAAATTTAAAAGGTACATATCCAACAAGCACAATTGAAGATGTAGTTACTTCATTAAAAGGTGATGTTGCTGTTGGAAAAACTATTGCTGAAAGATCTGCTAAATATGGTCGTCTCGGAGTGGCAGGAACAGTTGCAAGTTTAGGACAAGGATTATATGATGTTGTTTCAGATATAGATCAAGGAAAAATTGTTGGTAAAAATGCTGATGAAAGAAGATCTAATATTTTAGGTATTGCTTCAGGAACATTAGAAGGATTGGGAACTGCTCTCGATATATCCGGAGTCGGCGCGCCGATCGGGGTTGCCTTCAATATCTTAGGAGGATTAGCTGGAATTGCTGGAGGTGTTGAAGATATTATTGGTGAAGCACAAGAACCTAAACAAGCAGAACAAAAATTAAAAACTGAAGAACAAGTTAAAGCCCCTCAACAGAAATTATTAGCAGTTCAAGATATTGGATCAACTGGTGCTATAGTTAAACAAGCACAATCTTAATG